ATTATAATGACGCCTATGAGGGCATCTCGGGCGAACTTGTTCGGGTCGTGCGTCATCCGTAAGTCTTCCGAAGCCAGTTCATCGGTCGAAAGGCGTATCCGCCGATTTGCCCGTCGAATATCTCTAGATCAGAAATAGCCCACGACCAAGTGGTTGTTGTCTTGAGGGCGTATTTTTCCACGTGGCCGTGTGGTAGACTGCACGGCACGTTGAGGATCGTGAAGCCGCCGCCAATCTTCCTAGCCGTCTTTACGTTCTGCTCGTGGCTATGGCCGTAGACGATAGGCCATTTGGCCTCACGGGCTACCGCGTCGATATTGGCGTAGGGCCGTCTCATGATGTTGAGGGGAACATGAGTGAAGCGAACGCCGCCGAGGTTCAGGAAGTCCCCATAACCCGTTACAGAGAAGCCATAGGCTTCGAAGGTTCGGGTGAGGCGTGGCCAGATGGAACCGGAGAGCCGGGCATCGTTCTCTTCGTACCGCTTGAGGCGCTCCTCGTGATTGCCAAGGGTGACGTAGAGGCTCGGCGTGAGGCCGTCGAGACGTTCGAGCGTCTCCTCAAGAGCCTCCATGTCCTCGGAAATGGACGGTTGGGTTTTAGCCGCGATACTCCCCAAGGGATCGTGCGTGCTGACGCTATCGAAGGTGCAAACGTCCCCGATGAGCACGACCGCATCGGGTGACGTGGCCTCGATGTGCGAGGCGATATGATCGACGTGGGATAGGTTCATTCCGGGGGCTGCGTGAAGGTCGCCGACGACACAGACCCTCATGGCCCCTACCCGTTCTGCGGGTAGTAGAAACAGCGCGGCGTTTCCGACCGGCTGTCGCCGCTGCCATAGACCCCGATGCAGATGTGGGCGTCGCCCCTCAGATCAGGTGGCAGCGTCATAGGGTCAATGCGCTGGTCGTCGGAAAAGAACCACCGTCCCACGAGCCATCCCGAGACGCCGTTGCGAACGTGCTTGACGGGCGGCGGGCCGTTCCAGGGAGTGCAATCCGTTCCGTGGCAGCAGTTGTAGCGTGACCCGTACGCGCCGGGGAAAGTCGTCGCCTTGGCGTAGGGGTCGGGAGCACCCGCCATCGGGTGCTGGCCGCGGTGTGCCTCGTGGGCATCCTGGGCCATGACGAACAGCGGATAGAAGTAGACGGCAAGAACCGCCAAGACGACGAGAACGAGCCCCCAGGGTTTCATTAGACCCTCCAGCCGTATATCCGGCGCAGAATTACTTTATATCCGTCTTCTGGGATGTCAAGTTTAGCGCAGATTGCTCCGTCTTTGCCCACAGCCACAAACAAAGACCCGTCAGGCGCAAGGCCCACAACAGCAACGTCCCACCCGGAGTTCTCAGCCCCGGTGGCCTCATCAACCATCGCAGCAGCAGCGCGCGTGCGAGCGACTGTAAGGACGTCATGAGAAATGCCCTGCACGTCGAGCATGGCCCGGAAAGCATCCAGCGCCATGCAGCCCTGCGCGGCGGCTGGAAACGAAAAGACCGCCATTGCGGCGGCCAACAGAAACCGGACCATGTGTGCCCCCTTAGAGCTTCCTGAGAAGCAGACCCCCCACCGTCGCAAGACCGCCGATCCAAGCCGTCACGATGGCCCAGACCGCCTTGCGCTGGTTCATTTCCAGGCTGTCCACGCGAGCCGATACGCCCGCCATGTCGCGGGTCGTCGCGTAGCCGTCGAACTTCATTTCGATGTTGCGAACGCGGTGCTGGATGTTTTCGGTGCGCTCATCGATCCGCGCCAGGAGCGCCGAGGCCGAGCGGTCATTATCGGCCGACACTGCCGATCCCCGAGCGGAGAGCGCCGAGGCCGAGCCCGTTCAGCATGAGCGCAACGAACGTGTTCCAATCGTGCAAGCCGAGAAAAACGCCCGCAATCGCGTAGACGATGTGTGCGATGGCGACGATGAAGGTCTTCCTCCCGGCGAGCAGGCCGAAGAGCCACAGAAACACGGACAGCATTGTTACCCCCTACGAAAGATGTTAGACGATACGGGGCGCGGCGGCGCTGCCGTATGGTTGCCGTCGAAAGTCAGGCTTTAGCGCAAGCGCCGGTGGATCACCGGCAACGAGCCGGTTCCGCGCCCTACCTCCCGAACAAGGATTTGAGCCACGCCACGAAGCCGGTCGGCTGTGGGGTGGGAGCAGGCACGGACGACCACTTGGCCGCCTCCGCGGCGCGACGGTTGACGAGCCCCTGCAAAACTTTCCCGCCCGCCCGCGTCCAGCGCATGAGTTGGGCGGGCACAGCGGCATAGTCGCCGCGGTTCAGCACCTTGAGGAGCGTGGTGTCCTCAAGCCTGCCGGTGTTGAAAACGAAGCTGACGAGCGCGTCGAACTGCGCTTGCGAGAGCGGAACCTTGACGGCTTTGTTAACCCGCGCCTCGAACGCCGACACGTCACGCGAGAGGATCATCTCAGCCTCTCGCGCCGTAATCGTCATGCCCTCTCGAACGAGGGGAGCCCCGGCGCGTGACGTGTGCCCGTAACCGATAGTCAGGATGCCCGCCGCGTCACGATAGGCAGCCGTCCGCAGCCCCTCAAACCTCTTGATGAGGGCGAGGCCAGCCGCGCTCGTTCTCACGGTCAGCCCCGCAGGCCGTAAAGCCGATAAGTGCCGGTCGCGAACGACGTGCCGTCGTGATACATGAGCCGGATATGCGTCGGCGTGACGGTGGACGAGCCGGACACGAAGCCGCCATCGTACGCAACCAGATAGCCGCTCGTGTCGATCATCGTGCCCTTGTAGTGTCCGGTCGTGTTCTTCGAGGCGAGCTTGGTGATAAGCACCTCGACTTGGCTGCTGTTGGACGCCGATGTTGACGACTGACTGATCCCGATACCGGCATAAGTCGCCGCGACCCCGACACTTGCCGTCACGGCCGCGGTGCCGCTCGTCACCAACGTTGTGGCGTAGGTGTAGCTCGTAATCGCGTAGGTCGAGCCGCTGTCATAGGAGAACCGACAGACAAGGCTCTTGCCGCCCGACGCGGACGGGAGCGGATGGACGACGATCAGCCGATAGGCCGTAAATCCCGTGGTGAGCGCAATATCGGTCGCCGTCGAGGACAGGCTGCCCGCAGCAAGAAGCACGTCGCCGCTTCCCGTTGACGGGTTGAGAAGGATGTATGCCCCCGTTCCGCTGTCCGCGGCGCTGTCGTATTGGAACAGGTAGTGCCCCGAGGCGAGCATCGCGTTCGCCGTAGGGTCGCCCTCCGCGCCCGACTGAAACACCTTGATCTTTTTGGACGAGAACGCCGCGCCGCCGTTCGGAGTGACGGTAAGCGTGGTCGAGCCCCCGGTCGCTGCGGTCGCGCAGGTGGCCGAGAACGCAAGCCCATCGGTGAGCGCCGCGGGCGTGGTGTTGAGCGTCAGAGTATAGTCGGTCGCGGTGCCGCCGAGCGTGAGCGAGCCGCCGCCGTCGAGTTCGAGCTTCTTGATCTCGGCTTGAACCTCGCGCATCCCGTCGTTGACGGCGTTCGGGTTCATGTTCTCGGGGAACAGGCTCGTGTTCGACGCGGGCGTCGTGCTGTAGTCGCGGATACTTGTCATTGTGCCCCCGTGATGGGATAGGTGTGCTTATGCGAATTGTGATTGACGGCGACGGAGCGAATTGGGTTGCCCGGTGCAAGGAGCGCGGGTTGTCCGTCAGTGGGCGCTCTGCCGCGTCGGCGTTCGCCCGCTTGATGATGGATATGCGCGACCCGCCCGAACCCAGGACAGCCGAGCCTTGGGGACTGTCCGTGCGGACCACGCACGTTATGAAGACGGCCGGGGTCGAAACCCCGGAGGATGCGGCGCAGTTCACGCGGCAGGAGTGGCTACAGAAACCGAACTTCGGGCGGAAGTCGCTGCGCGAATTGGAAGAGTGGCTGGCGGGCCACGGGATGACATTGCCTCAACGATAAGTGTCCCCATCGGCCAATCCGCCCCAGCCGCCGTAGTCGCGGATTGAAGTCATGGTGCCCCCAAGAGGAGTGTGCTAGAAGAGTGGCGAGGCGCGGTGATCCATTTCGTGTGGGCTGGTACGCGATCAATTGAGCGGCAGACGCACGCCCTAACAGATGCGTTCAAACCAAGCGGCCGCGCCTCGCCTATCTGTAAGTGTCGCCATCCGAGACGCCGCCCCAGCCGCCGTCAAATCTGCTGTCCCCGCCGCCGTATGGGCCTGAATTCCCATCATATACGCTTCCTCCGGAATATCCTCCCGGCCCACCTTCGCCCCAGCCCATGCCCCACCCGCCCGTGAACGAGCTGTCGGGGCCGTAGCCGAGGCCGGACAGAACGCTGTCGCTCAGACCGCCGAACAGGCTGTTGCCTGCCACCGAGAACGAGGCTGCAATCGGGTTCGAGTAGTCCATGCCGAACAGGTTGCCGATGCCGGGCGTGAACCCGGTCCAACCGCCGAACGTCTCCTCGAACGAGGGTCGCGCGGTCGGCACCGACGCGAAGCTCTTGGGAGCCGTGACGGGCGGGGCGGCGGGGCGCGGCGATGGTGGCACCGCAATCCGGTCAACAGTGCGCGTCCGCTGCGGCACCATGCGAGGTGTCTCGCGCTGGGCCTGTTGCTTGGGCGGCGTCAGACCGGGGACCGGCTTGTCGGTCGAGACCGGGCGTTCCGGCACGATCCCGCCGAACATGCCGAACGAGCCAAGCGGGACGCCTTTGCTCACGTTCGCCTTGCTGAACGAAGGCGCGGGAACGTCAAGGATCTCCTTGGCCTTCTCGGGCACCATCTTGGTTTCGTAGCGAACGCGCTCCGTGAATTGCTGCACCGGGGGCGGCTCGAACCGCGGGGTGGCGGGGGCTGCCGGTGGTGCCGCTGCGGCACTGACGCCGAATTTTTCGGTCAGGCCAGAGATTAACCGATCCCGCGCCGTCTCCATTGGATCGCGCGCATAGCCCGGCGTCATGTAGTCCGAACCGTACCCGTCTGGGGTGTTCAACCGATCCGCGACCGCGCCGCCGATGTTCATGCCCGCGAGGAGTGAGGGCGGCGCTGTGTAGTCACGCTGCGGGGCGGGCGGGTTATAGCCGCCCTTCGGGGGTGCCCCGAGGTGGTCGTAGCCGGGGAAACTGTCGAGCGTCTGTTGCGCCCATTCGGGGACGTGCGGGGTGAATTCGGGCGTGATCTCCGATCCGAGCCGCGCCGGTCCCGCCATCGGGGTCGTGCGGCTTCCCGCCATCGCGGTATCGAGGCCGAAGGACGGGCCGTAGAGGCTCGGCTCCGCAAGCCGGTCGCTGAACCAATCGGGGGCTGCCGTGGGCGCGAACGGATCGGGAGCCGTCTCGAAGTTGAGCCCGTAGGCCATCGAGGCGGGGCCGACCATCGGAGCGGCTTGGGAACCGAACTCCCACTCCCCGATGGGGCGACCGAACGCCGCCGAGTTCATCGGCAGCCCGTCGCCCTCGAAGCGGTCATTAAAAAAGCCCGCCGAAGCGGGCTGTTCCGAGAAGCGGACCGCGGAGCCTTGCTGGCTCCCGTCGTAGCCGAATATTTTATCAAGGTCGGGATTGGTCGGCGCTCCCTGGAGGAGGCTCCCCATGTATTCAGAAAACATGTCGCCGCCCGGTGGTCCCGAGGGCGCATAACGGTCATCGAACGACGCTGGCGGCTCGCGTTCGGGGAGAGCGGCGTCGTTCAATACGTCTTGGAAGTTATCAAACGGCTGGATGGGGACGCTCATCGGGTCAACCGGAGCGGGCGCGTAGGGGGTTGCGCCCCCCATCTCGGCCCACGGTGCGTTGACCGGATCAATGCCGAGATTTTCGGAGAAGTCCTCGACATCGACTGCCGTACGGCCGACCGGGTTAATGTCGTTGCCGTAGTCCACGCCGGGGAACGTCCCGGTGGCGTCAATGACCGACCGCTGCATGGCCGGGATGGCGGCTGCAATATCGGCGGGCTGCGCGTAGCGTCCTATATCCGCCTGCACATTGTCGGGAATGTCGTACCCGAGCAGCGCAGCCGCCGCCGCGAAGTTGGCGGCCATTTCCTTGGCGTTGGGCGGGGTCTCGTCGTCGGGAAACGGGCCGAGGCCGTGATAGCCGAAGATAGCTTTGTTGGAGCCGACCCCGGCAACCTTGTCCTTGCCCTTGGCGAGCGTGCCGTAATTGGTGACGCCCCATCCGAGGTCAATCCCGAACTTCTCCTTGGCCTGGGTTGTCACGTCGAAGGCGAGTTTTGCCTTTTGGTATCGCTCGGCGTAGGGGCCTAACTCCTTGCGGATGCCAAGCTCCGCGAGCATTCCGGTTCGGAACGCCTTATAGGCATCTCGCGTCTGCGGAATGTTAAGGGTCGTGCTGTATTGGCGCGCGGTGTTGGTGTTCTTGGGCTGCCGGTTGTTGGCGACCGCCTGTGCCATCGTGCGGCCCGCGTGCGGTGCTGAGAAGATGTCGCCCAGGTTCGCGGTCTTGGCGGCAAACGCTCCCGGTCGTGCCCCACGGTTCAAGCCGCTGGCGGCGACGAGCGCCATTCCGACGAGGTTCGACTCCTCGCCCATCAGGACGCCGATGCTCAGCGCGCGCTCAATCGCGTCGTCCGAATAGATGCCCGTATCAATCGACGGGGATCTTGAACGGGAGCGGGAGCGGGATCGCGCCATCAACGGGCCTCGGGTGGGAGTGTTTTAGGAGGGCCAAGACGGCTTGGCCCTGGCTTGGAGCGCGGTGAAGGCTCGGCGGGCTTCCACCCGAAGGCTTCTTGCCCGCGCTCGTATTCACGCTGTGCGGCAGCCTTGTCGCCCTTGCCGATGTAGTCGAGAAGACGGTTGGCGGCCTGCCCTTCGGGGCTCTGGTCCCAATTGTCCTCTTCGACTTCAAGAGGGGCGCTTAGAAGGCCGGGTTTCGCCATTGCTAACGATCCTATAACGATGACAAAGACGAGGTAGGCGAACTGAACGCCGAGGTAGACGGGCAGACGCTTGAGCAGGAAACGGCGCATGGCATGGCTCCTAGCGGGGACGCTGATCTTCCTTTTGATCCTGTCCCCCTGAAGCATGACGCATCCCGCCCAATAGTTCCATTGGGTTGATTGCGACACCTAGTTCTTTGCCAATGCGCTCGGCGAACTGCTGTGCGATACGCTGCAACGAACGCGAGCCCGCGGCGCCGCGGCGTGCCGCTGCCTCATAGGCCCGCGCCCAGCGCACCGCTGCTTGTGCGGTAACGGGGCGGGCCAAGATGCGCGCCACGAGGTTGCCACCGACCACCTGAGAAAGCGTTGTGATGGGATCGGCCCAGGCCGCGGCACCCATCAGGCCCCCCATGAGGGTGTGCCCTGTGCCAGACGGATTGGCGTACTGCTGCAATCGTTGGAACCGCTCGGATATAGTGTGGAGGTCTTCGATTGCCTCCGTAAGCCCTTGCCGCCCATGACCGCCGAGGAGGGCGTGTCGCCCCTCTGCCGACATCTTGTGGATTTGCGTCATAAACCGCTGTGGCGAGAAGTCGGCGTCAGGCGCCGCCCTGCCGAGCGAGGTCACGGTTGCCGACACAACGTCATCCCACTCCTGCGGGTCGAGAGCACGACGCACGCGCCAAAGCGTTCGTGCATCGGCCTTGCCCCCGCTGCTTGCGAGTTGTCGCACCTTCTCAAAGATAGCCTCGTCCGACTTTGCGCCCGCGTTGCGCCCGATGACCTTAGCAAGTTGCTCGCGCCTTGCCGCCGCCGCCCGCTCGAACCGTTGCGCCCGCTCAAAGGCGCGGAGGGCGTCGGGGCCGCCTGCGTTGCCGACAGAGCGGCGCAAATCCTGCGACAGTGAGCCATAGAGGCGGCGCAGATCCGCGAGGTTCATATCGGCGGGGAGTGTCGTCGGCTGGTCGATCATTTCGCCCACCGCGGAGCGCAAGCGCCGCAGCCCCGCATAGGTCAGCCCTTCGGGTCGGGCGAGGGCTTCTTGAACCACCCCGAGAGCAGCGCCGGGCGGTCGAGCGGCGGCTTGGTTCTGCGCGGCGATCTGTTGCGCGAGCCTTTGGGTGTGTTGAAGCGGGGTCGTGACCTGGGGGTCAACAAGATTGTCGATCTGGGCCTCAAGGGCGTGCGTGCGGGCCGGAAGATCCTGCCGGATGGTGCGAGTGATGCCTTCACGCACCGCGCCCCCTGCATCGTCGGCCCGTCCGCGCCCCAGCCCTTGAGCCACGCCGCGGGCAGCATCGTCTATTTGGTTTAGCGCCCGCTCGGAGGCTTGACGAAGCGGCGTGCCAGCGAGCGGCACATTCCTCGCAACGCCTCCTGCCCATTGGATGGCGGAATTATCGGACGCCGCGGCCAATGGCACTTCGACGTTGAGGCGACCTGCTGCTTGCGCGAGCGGCGTTGCGCCGCCTTGCGCGGCTCCCTGCGCGCTGCGTTCAAGTCGCCCGGCAATACCCCCGGCAACACCGCCGACTGCGCCACCAAGAGTGGCGCCGGTCGCGGCGCGGGTGAGCCTGTCCTCCAAGCCATCGCCAGCCCCGAGGCCGTAGGCGGCTCCGTATCCCGCCCCGGCCAAAGCCCCGCGCGCTAGGCCAGTCGGGCCTGGAAGAAGAAGCCCCCCGGCGAGTTGTCCGCCAATGGATTGAACGGGGCGGTCGGTATCGTCAGCGGCGTTGTAGCCGCGCTGGCGGTCGAGGTTTTCCTGATAGCTGCGCTCGGGTTGTGTGCCCGCCATGCCGCCGAGCGTGTTCATGCCCGCCGACAGATCATCCGCGAACGGGATGGCGCGCGAGAGTCCACGTCCGACCGTGCGGGCGAATTGCTCCACCGGCCCTTGGCGGTCGCGCTCGCCGCGCGCTATTTCCTCGTAGGCGCCCTTCATCTGCTCGCGCGACGGCTCGGCCTCACGCACGGAACGGGGCGCGAAACCCTCCGGGGTCTGCGGGGATGGCGGCCCGCCGAGCGCCGCCATCAATTCCTCATCGGGCATGGACGACAGGTCGCCGCCCCCGAGGGCAGCCATAAGATCCGCGTCGGAGAGCGTGGACAGGTCCATTTACTTAATCAATCCTCGCCTGCGGGCTTCGGCTTCTAGAGCGGCGCGGTCGGGCTTGTTCGCTTTTGGCGGCTGCAAGCCGCCGCCTCTTCCTTGGCGGGCAAGGTCTTGGTAGCGCGAAAGCTCGGATTGGAGTTGTTTCTGTTTGGAGGCGAGTTTTGCGGCGTCGTCCGTCAATGCGGGCTCGTACCGAGAAACATAATTGTTCGCCTCGGAAACCGGCATCCCGGCGCCGGTCAGGCTGCGCCGAAGGGCGTCAACGCCGGATTGAATTTGCCGATAGACTTCATTCTTTCGGCCCCACCCGAACTTCGCTTGAAGGTGGTCAATGGGGCCAGTTATATTGCCCGCCTCTACATCCTTGTTGATGTCAGGCGCGTTGTCGAGATATTCCTCTGTCACCGCGAGCCGCCCCGTAAGATCGGCGGGGAGCGGTTCAGCCTTCCGGTTTGCCGCGATGGTGGCAGGATCTTGCGGGCCGCCGCTGATAGGACGTAAGGAGCCGTCAGGCGCCCACTCGTACCCGGCAGGGGCTTGCCGTTGCGAGCCCTTGGTGTACTTCGACCGCATTAATTCATTCTGAACTTCGGCCGGTTGATTGCGGAGCCATTGCTCCTCGAACGAAACACGTTCGGGGCTGCGGTTCTTGCGTTCGATCTCCGCGGCCTTCTGCGCCTTGTAGATCCCGAACACCGTCTCGGGGCTTGCCGCCAATGCCGGATCAAGCCCCATGCGCTCGGCCATCGCGGCGGCCTGCTTCTTGAGCATTTCCTGTTGAACGCGCTCTTGCCGCTGTTCCTGCATTTTGGCGGCGCGCATCTGCGCTAAGCCCATATCCTCGCCGCGGCCATAGGCGGCCATCACCGGAGCGGCGTCGCGGATGGTGCGGCCCAAGCCGCCGAGGATGCCGCCGCCCTCGGTATCCGCGCCGAACAGTCCCAAAAGCCCCATTAGAAGAAACTCCCCAAGAGCCCGACACCTTCCATGAGCTTTTCAAAGCCCGACCGCTTCGCGGGCTGTGCGACCGCGGTGGACGTGCCGCCCGCCTTTCCCATGCCCGACAAAGCCCCGACGTATTTCGCTAAGGCATCCCAGCCCGCGGTTCCCGCCTGCTGGTTCTCGAACCGCTTGATCAGCGCGTCGCGCTCCGTCTGTGTGCGGTCGGTGTAGGCTTGTCCCGCCTGCATCATCTTGTCGGCGCCGAGATATTTCAGGGCTTCAAGCGACGGCTGCATCCCTGCCGCGGCGAGGCTCGCCGTCCGCGCGCCTTCGTACAGATTGCCCATGCCCTGCGTGCCCTGGAGCTTCTGACCCGCTCCGGTGTTATAGAGGCTCATCAACTGGCCGCCCGCGTTCATCTTCTGACCGGCGCCGGTCGTGTAGAGGTCGCCGAGCATCCCGCTTGCCTGGAGTTGGCGGTTGCGGGCCGCCTCGTTGCTTTGGAGCATCAACTCGTCGCCCGCCTCCGCGAGCGAGCGCCCGACGCCCTGGCCGATGGCATTGGAGCCGTAGCGCCCACCGCCGAACGAGGTCGAGGCGGCGTTCATGGCCCGGCCCTCACGGGCTTTCAGGGCCGCGAGCATCCGCGGATCTTCCTGGTAGTCGCCGCGGGCAAACGGGTCCATGTAGCCCGCCGCTTGGCGTTGTGCGCCCGTCAATCCGTCTGCGGAATTGGCGAACTCGTTGAACACGCCTGCCGTGCTGCGTTGTGCGTCCGTCAACCCGTCTGCGGAGTTGGCAAACTGCCCGAACAGCCCCGCAACGTTGTTGAGGCCCGGCGTCATGCCGCCGTTGTTCATGAGCCCGGTGGTCAACCCCTGCGCGGCGTTCAGCCCTGGGCTCGATTGACGCGCGAGGTCGTAGGTCTTCTTGAGCCCGCGCGCTTGCCAAGGGTGCATCGCCCCGAGGACGTTGCTCGTCCAGGGCTTCGCGTTCTTGGTCTGGTTGAACTGCTGCTGCCCTTCGGCCATCACGTCCTTGAGATACGGCTGCGCCGGTTCCCACGGCTGCGAGGTCGTATTCGTGATGGTCGGGTTGTCTTTGCTGCTGCCCATCAAAGAGCCTTCCCTACGGTAATCCGTTCGATGCGGTAGTCACGGGGGAGGACGCGGGACCATCCCTTGCGTCCTGGTATGAAGATCCGGGTACACCCGAGCGAGCGGGCGAACTGTTCGAGTTGCGGGACGATGGCGAGCAAGGCCGCGCCGTTCCCGCCAGCCCAATTCACTTCAAGGGCGCGTCCGTTTGCTTTGTCGAAAACCCGCGTTCCGCCTGCCCCTACCGTCTTCGCGCCGTGGGCGACGATCAGGTAGACTTGGCACTCGCCGCTTTCGATTTCGTCAAGGTAGGCTTGGAGCGGGTTGGCGAGCCGCGCCGCGCAGCGCGTAAGGAATGGCAGCCAAAGCTCCGAGGTCTCGATGGCCTGTGCGGTGGTAAGCGGGATCAACCTCATGTCGTGGTGACGTAGCAGGGCGACCAATCGGTCAGCGCGACGTGCGCGACGCCTGTCGTGAGACGGGCCCACCCCAGGAGCACCTTGCCCGCCGCGATGGCGGGGGCCGAGTTCCAGACGAAATCACCTGCCTGATAGGTGCCTTCGGTCGGCATGGCGGCGGATGAGGTTGTGCGGAAACGAGCCTTGCGCTCGACCTCCTTGACGCGGCGGTCGAGGTCGTGGTTGCTCGGGGGTGCGTTCATCGCATCCCGTCCTGTTGTTCCGTGGTGCTGATCGCCTGCGCGTATTGCCAATCACCGCCCTCGGCAATGGTCAACTCGAACTCGAAGATCCGCGCGCTGATCCGGGGATACACAATGCCGGTTTCCGACGACGGCGACTGCGGTGCCGTGTAGGCCGGAACGCCGGTCATCCTCTCGCGGTGCCCAATCCGCACCGAAAGCGCGCTGTCGCCCCACTCCCCGATGGGCTCGATCTCATTAACGAGCGCCCGCCTGCCGGGGATGAGATAAGCCGGGGCGGTCCTGAACGTCGCCTCAAGAGCGGGACCGTCGAGGAACGCCAGTTCCCCGCTAGATGTCACGCCGCCGAGCGTAATGCGGCCGCCGTTGAATTGCCGCGCATCGAGCGACGCCGGAACCGCGTCGAGGTCGGGATACAGCGCCCCTAACTGCTCCAAGGTAATGCCGGGAATGGCGACCGGCGCCAGGGCATAAGCCCCGAACCCGTCGCCGTGAAACCACCGATCCAAGAGCCAATCGTAGCCGAGCATCCCGTCATAGACGGTGGAACTCGACGTGGTGTGATACATCCAATAAATGCGGGAGTGCTCGGGATCGGCAATGCCGACAACCTGCTCAATCCGGTCCAGGTCAACGGCGTTGGTCCGCAGGAACCACTCGTTGACGCGGGACGTGCCGACCGGAGTATTGGTCCCGTCCGCGCTCAGAGAGTACCAGCCGTCCTCCGCGAGATAGAACAGCCTTCCCCCGGCTTGGACAACCGAGTTGTGATGCACGTAGCCACGCGCGCCCTCGATCTTCTCGAACCGGAACGCGGCGACGGGATCGCCGGGTTGCAGCACGACGCGGCGGGCCGCATCATCCGTTTGCAGGCAAAGCCCATATTCCCCGAGCCGCGGCACCGAGATCCCGCCGCCATCCGGGGCGATGTACTCGTCACAGAGTTTCGTTCCAATCGTCCACGACGTTGCCGTGTTCGGGCCGTCCGTCGAGCACCACATCAGGCGGCGCTCGTTGGTCGAGTCGTTGAGAAACACGAAGTCGCCGACGACCGAAATGTCGCTTGCCGTAGGAGGCGAGCCCGCGAGCGCCGCGAAGTTGACCCCGACGCCATCGACATCGAGCACCTGGGGCGCGTCGATGCCGTTGACGAGGATCAGCAGCCCGCCCCATTGGCCCGCCCGCCAGCGGCTTGCCGCTGAGGCAGCATAGTCGCCACCCGCGAGCCGGGAATAGTCCGTCCAGGTGCCCGCCACGAGCTTATAGAGTTTCGTCGCGGTGCCCGCGAAGACCTGATACGAGCCCGTCTTGCTCTTGGCGAAAAACAGCCCGAGACAGGCGCTCGGGAGCGCCGTCGAGCCGTGCTCCGTGAGTGAGCCCATCGGCTCCCATCCGACGCTTGACGGATGGGCGTTGCGGGCTTCCACGAGCAAGCCGGTGTCGGGTGCCCCGCGGTCGGGCTCCCAATTCCCGAGGGTGAGCATCATGGCCGCCGCCCCTTAGACGAAGTACTTGCGCGGGTTCACGGGCGACCACCGCGACGGGTAGTCGTATTCGTAGGACGGCGCCGGGGCGATGACCCGAAAGTTGTTCTTGATGGTCACGAATGCTTGGTCGCCCTTGCGGATGCCGGTAAAGTCCATGCCCGAGTAGGACGCGCCGCCGTTCGCCGTCGAGCGGAAGTACATGCAGAACCCGCTCGTGGACTCGACCACGAACGCGCCATAGGTCTGCCATGCCTGACAGATGATCTTAGCCTCGCGCCCGAGGCCGAGTGTGTCGAGGTCTAGGGTCGGGCTCAACTGGATGCGGGTGCCGCCCGGCACCGTGCCGCTGGTATGAACGTCGAAGGTCTTGGCCGGGGCCGAGACGCCTTGCTGCATCGGCTGGGTGACGTACTGATCGACGCCGAGCGCGAGCGCGTGCGGAATGAGCCCCGCCGTCAGTTCCTCGGGGAAGATCAGCCCGCCCAAGAGGCAGGCATTGGACGAGCGTCCCGTCCACGGGCCGGGCGACGTGCCCCCGGAGGGGTCCCACCATCCGGGGCCGTCGAGACGAAACACGCCCATTGCTTCCGTGGTCAGAACCCCGGCCGTGCTGCGCGCCACGCGGTAGAAGTTGAACAGCCGGTTATAGGGCCGGTCGATGATGATAAGGTGGGCGTCGCGGTCGGGTGTGCCGGTGCTGTCGGCTCCGACAGGAACGTCCGCGGTGCCCCATTGGAAGGCGGGCGAGCCCTCGACTGGGCCGAGAACAAGCTGCCGCGGGGAGCCCGCGGCAGGCTCGGAGACGTTGACGGTCCACGACGATTGATTGAGTTGCAGCCCGTCGAACACCGACAGCGCCGACACGATGGAGGACGAGTTCGAGGCTATCGTCGGGCTTGAGCCAATGGCCGTGTTCCACGGGCTCGACGCCGAGAAGTAGGTCGAGGTCGTGGGCTCGGGATCGGGGTTCGATCCGCCGCCGTCGCCGCCTGATGCGCTCGGGTTCGGGCACGACACCGAGGTCACGGTGATTGAGGCCGACGCCTTGAAGTTGTTCTCGACATAGAACCGGCTTGTCGTGGTCGCGGCAACGAACGTGATCGAATAGGAGCCGGGGCTGTTAATGTATTGCGTCTCGTAGTCCGCACCCGTGTCGGTGCGCTCGATGCCCCACGCCCACTGTTGAACCATCGTGGAGACGACCATCGTCACGGTGTAGGACAGCCCGACAACCGTGGTGAACGACTGCTCGATGCCCTGGGCGTCGAGGTTGCCTGTGATCGTCACCTGTCCTGCCGTGGCGTAGCTCGGCGTCGAGGCGTTGCGCGCCGTCCAGCCTGCGCCCGCCGCGGTGTCGAACGACGAGTTGGTGATCATCTCGGCAGGGGCCGAGACGTTGACCGTAATGGTGTAGTCCGTGAAATTGGTTGCCGCGTCGGTGAGTTTGATCGGGCACAGATAGGAATTATTGGTGTCGGTGTCGCTCGGGGCCGAATAGTCCTTGGCGGTCATCGTCAGCGTCGCAGTGGTCGAGGGGTTCGACACCGTGAGCGTGAACAGGGCGCCGTCGCTGCCTGCGGGCTTGGTCCAGGTGACGGACTCGGACGCCGTGAGGGTTTGCGAGAACGCCGTCAAATTGGCGAGCGAATAGGTCTGCGACGAGAGCAGGGTCGGCGCGGTAACGTCGGTGCCGTCCGCGACGTTGGTCACGGTCAGGGTGTGCGCCGTCGTGGACGAATTGCCCGCCGTATCGGTCGCGATAACGCTAAAGTTATAGACGTTGTTGGCGCCGGTATCGAGCGGGTTCTCGTAGTCGAACGGGCCGCCCGTGATGACGCCCGTCGAGGCGTTGATCTGAAACCGAGGGCCGTCGTCGCCCGTGAGCGCGAACGTGGCGCTCTCGTCGGCTGTAACGGTATGCGAGAAAGAGGCGTTCTCGGCGACCGTCAGGGCGGTGCTCGACGTGATGGTCGGTGCCGTGGTGTCGGGGGAGGCTTCCGAAACGTCCGTGACCGTGATGGTGAACGTCTTGTCGGCATAGCCCGACGCGCCGCCCGTCGTAATGCTGTTCGTGGCGCGGATCGACACCGAATGGCTCGTGGCGGTCTCGTAGTCGAGGAGCGCCGTTGTAATCAGGTTGTTACCGGAAATGTCGAACTTGTTGTCGGGATCGGCCGTGATCGTATAAGTGCAAAGCGGGTTGCCGTCGTCGGCAATCGTGGCGACGGTGGTTCCAATGGCGATGTTTTCCGCGACCGTCGTGCCCGACAGCCAAATGGTCGTGGGCGACACCTGCGATCCGATGATCTGGCTAATGATCGGTTCGAGGTTCGACACCGACAGCGCATCGGTGATGGCGGACGAGATGGCCGCGGCGATGGTCGTCGTGAGCGCCGTTGCCACCGCGGCCGAAACCGCTGACGAGACCTCGCTCGTAATCAGTGCGGAGATTGCCGCCGCTGACGACACGTTCGTCGTTGCGTTGCGGTCGCGCCAGCTCGTGATGGTCGAAAAGTTCCCACTCATGGCGTCGGACCCTTTATTCTCACAACAGCGTCCGAATACCGCTTGGCTCGGTCGAGTTGGATGATCTCGTTAAGAATGGCGTCGCTGCGCGCGAGCCATGCGGCGGCCTCCGGGGCGTTCTTGGAAAACGCCCCGAGTTCGCCAAGCGAGGCGAACAGGTAGAGGTCGGGATGATCGGTCAAAAGCCAGTTGGTCGGCGCGTCGTCGGAGAGCGCGGGGATCTTCTGGTAGTAGTCGAGCGTCACCGTCGAGGCCGTGTCGGGGATGATCTCCATCGACAGGCCGAGGATGGTATAGAAGCGCGGATAGGAGCCGGTGCGCTGCGGGTACTCGTCGGCCGCCAGTTTCGGCGGCGCGAGTTCGAGCGTTCCATAGGGCGAGACCTCGACCCGACGCACGCCCAGGAAGTCGCTCGGCAGATCGATAATGCCGCTCGACGTGGTGCCGGTCGCTTGCGCCTCCATGTCGGACACGCGCAGGACGCGGTTAAAGCGGGCCTCCGCGAGAGCGATGGCCCGCTCGATGGCCGACAGGATGGTGGTGTCGCCCTCTCGCCCGGCCCATAGGATGATGGCCTCCTTGAGCTGGGTGTAGGTGGATATGGCCATGCGTTACGCCTGCTTGAGAGTGACGATGATGGCGGCGGTCTGGTCGGCAATGGTTCCCGAGAACGACATCGTAGAAGACAAGGCTTCCGTCCCCGTGAGGATCTTCTTGCCCCATGCAATTCCCGATGCGCTGGTATTCGAATACCCTGTGCGATACGTTGCTTGATGAACAAAGCCGCCCGTCATCGAGACATCGCTCGTCATGACGCTTACCGAGTCGATACACCAAAACAGCAACGCAACTTCATTTGCTTGCGCCGTGGTTGCCGTTGGCCCGACTGTAAATGAAAATACGTTTTGGCCGTTCGTGTGCGCTATGGCGCTCTTATCGACCGCCGATGCCGCGAGGCCGGACCACTCCTGCGCGAGGATGGTCGCGCCGTGGTGCTCGACCGTGCTCGTCGTCGTGAACGAGATAGACTGCTCGCCGCCAACTGCGCGCTTGTGATAGAGCGCCGCGCTGATGCTCGGCCCTGTGGTATGTTTCAGGACTTCCGTAAACCCGGCCGGGGGCGTAAACGTCGTGTCGGCCTTCTTGTCGATGCCCGCAAACACGATGATGTCGTTGCCCGCGATGGCGGGGGCGTCAAGCGTTAGGGTGTGCGTGAGCACGGTCCCTGCCGCGGGAATGGTGCCCTGCGCGTAGGGCGGCGTGAACAGTTTCGTCTGCCTGGGCGTGGACGCGTCGCCACCGTCCGTCAGACCCGCGAAGTAGGTCCACGCGGGCTTTTCGGTGTTGTCATCGCGGATCAGGCCGAAGTGGTTCTCGCGGTCGGTGTTGTCGTTGGTCAACTTGTCTTTGAGCGAATACGCAAAAATGTATTCGATATAATCCTCGGTCGAACGTGCCCGCTCGAACGCCCGTTGATAATGCACACTGGCTTGCGCAGCTTCGGTGACGCCGCCGCTCCACGTTGGGGCACCGAACTCGGTCAGCCACATCTTCTTCGCGCTATCGCCCTCCGCGACCATTTTGGACCGCAAGGTGGTCCGCATGATGTACCAGGGGTTCCAACTCTCGGTGCCGTCCGGCCCGCTAGGCGAGTCGAACGTATAGGGATGATTGGTTAGGAAGTCGAAATAATTCTTACCGCCAGCGGAATAGATCCCGTTGAGGAAGGTGGCCGGGGCGATGGTGGAGGCGGTGTCGGCGGCGGGCGCGAACGACCCGGCTCCAACTTGGATCGATGGGCGCACCGCCTTGATGGCGTTGTAGGCAGCAATCAAACAAGAGGTGTAATTGGCGGTGTTCGGGGTCGGTTGCCAAAAACCGATATTGGGCTCGTTCCAAATCTCAACCGCGTCGATGGACGTGTAACGCCCGACGACGGCGGCGCACCAATCGGCCCAGGCCGTCAGGTTGGTCGGGCTTGCGTGGGTGTGTGAACTCGACCCGGCCCACGACGGCGCGTCCATCAGGATCGGCAGCATCTTCATGCCGCGCGCGTCGATCTTGGCCATCAGGTAGTCGTAGCTCGACCAGTTCGTCGTGCTGCTCGTCGGCTGGATCTCGGCCCACCGGAAGTCCGAGCGGACGTACAGGACGCCTGCGTTGTTCAACTTGTCGAGGCGGTAGTCCAGTTCGGCGCCCGCGAGGACGTGCCAGCCATAGCCGCCCGCGAGGGCTCGCTTGCCGGACTGCGCCGTCTGCTCGACCGTGGTCGAGCCCGCCTGCATCGAGGCCGTGAGCGTGATGGTGGCCGCGGCTGCGGTGGCGCCGCCCGTGGCAGATCCGGCCTGCATCGACGCCGTTGCCGTTATGGTAGCCCCTGCCGCCGTGACGTTCGGCTGTCCCGTGGCAGACCCGCCTTGCAACGACGCGGCGAGCGCAATGATGGCCGGGGGCGCGATCGCATCGCCGACAGGACGGGAGCGGGGGCGCCCGCCGCGAGCCCAGCGCGGCCGATACATCAGACGAGGCTCACGCCAACGGTCGCGTCGAGGTCGGTGATAGTGCCGCCCGCGGTCATGATGACCCGGAAGGTTTTGGGGATGACATCGTTGGCGACGAGGTTCGCCGCAGCCGTCAGGCCGGGACCGATGCGGAGCACCGTGGTTGCGGCCGTGTTGAGCGCCGTCGAGGCGAGGATGGTGTAATACGACCCCGAGATGGCGTCCTTGCCCTGCACGGTGAACGTGGCGGTTGGCGCGGTGCCGGTGATCGCCGTAATGTTGATGACGACGTGTGCAAAGCGCCCCCCGAGGTTTTCGAGGTCGTGGCCGTTGGTGGTTGCCGTGACGTTGGTCAGAGCAAGCGCCATGAGGTTTTGGGTTGCCATTAGAGCTTGCCTTCCTTCGTGCGGAACTTGGAAAAGTCGCTGTCGTTCAACAGCTTCTTGATGTATTTGCTGTCGCCGTTCTGGCGGGCCTCGGCCATGTGCTGGAAGTAAAAGTTCAAGGGCACGGAAGCGGCGACGGCGCCGTCGCCCCATTTCTTGCCCGCGTTCTCGGCGCGGCGTTCGGCGTTCAAGTCCATGAGGTCATCGGACGGGTAGATCGTCCTGACCGCAATGTGCGTGCCGAGGTCCATATGCTCGACGGTGCGGCCCGTGATAGGATCGTAGGAAACGAGTTCCCAATCCCCCGTGAGGTAGTTGTGCGCCTCACTCATAGGAGAACCCTCCCGAGAAGGGCGCCCATGCCGAGCATGAGCAGCCCCGGAATGACGACGTAAACGACGAACAGCACCCGCATCAGGCCGGGCGGGAAGTCCATCACACGAGATCCCCGTCGATGACGGCAATGCCTTTCCGCAGGATGTCGCGGGCTTCCACGCGCGGGAGCGCGAGCACTTCGCCCGGCATCCGCTTGTGATAAATCTTGGAAACGAGCACGCGGTCGCCCTGGAGGCTTTCGCGCTCGTCGTATGTCCCATCGAGCGGCACATAACCGCGCACGAGACGGACTTCCACGAGGTCTTCCTTCGCGCTGGGCGCACCAGCGACGTCATTGGCCTTCGCCATGTTTCACCTGTCAAAGAGCGGAATGGGGAGGGCAGGCCCGCGAGCCCGTCCTCCTGGTTGTTACGCGGTCAGGATGGTGTTCCAGGTGCCGTCAACGGCACAGACGAACAGCACCGCTTTGTTGGCGGCGACCGAATAGACCGCATCGGCAGCAAGCGCATTGATCGCGTCGCCCTTGTCGGGAAACACGCCCATTGCGTTCGCGGCGGCAGCGTTGACGACCACGAGCACGCGACCGTTGACCGCTTTCGGGAGCCGGACGGCATCTGCCGCCGAACCGACCGTGGTCACACGATGAATGTCCGAGCCGAGGTCGAGAAGAAGAGCCCCGGCCTGGGTCTGTGTGGTCGAGGCCGTGAGCCCGCTGAGGGCACGAGCGTTTTGAAGCATTGGACTTCCTCCTTGGGGCGGGGAGAGGGGTTGCCTCTCCCCTATTGGGGTTAGGTGGAAGCCGTGGTGCCGTAGAGGTCGGCAATCACGCCGTGAGCCGCCTCGTTCTTCACGATGAGCGTCACCTCGCAGATGAGCACGCCCGCCTTGGCGTCGGCGTTCGGCACCACTTCCGGGTCCTCGGCGATGGGACGCAGCACGCCGACCTTGAGCTTGCCGGGCTCAAGCAGGTAGGCGTTGCGGTTGAGCGTAGCGCCCACGCGCGCCCACTGACGGTTCGGAACGACATCGATGTCTCCGAAGTCGGAGATGTAGGTGTCGGCCGCACCATAGATGGTGCCCTGCTTCTTGCCGCTCATGTTGGTACGGAACGCCGCGACGTTCGAGTCCGACATGAAGGTCGAGAAGACGCGCTTGAGGTAGGGCGACACCATCAGGATCGACGGGTTGCCGCCTGCGGTGTAGACCGTCTGGATGTTGTCATCCAGAAGCGCCTTGGTGAACGTGCGCTGCGTGCCGTTGGTGGCAACGGTCACGAGACCCGCCGAATAACCGCCCGAGGAGCCGCCAGAACCCAGCGAGTCGTTCGTGGCAAGCCACGCACGTAGGCCGCCCATTGCACCCGCGGTCGCAACACCGGACGGCGCCACAGAGGCTTGGTTCGAGACCATCGTGGCCTCGATGTCGGTGCGAAGCTCGATACCGCGGATCAGCTTGGTGCGGTTGAACTCCGACTTCGGCCCGGCCTTGGAAACGACTTCCTGGGTCTTGGAGACGACCCAATCCTTACGCATGATCTGCGTGTAGTTCGACACGCGGGTCGTAGCCGTGATGGCCGCGTAGGTGTACTGATCGCCCTGCACGTACTTGTTGGTCACGGACGGGGTGGCGAGGCTGTCCGTCTGCCACTCGGGGCGAATGCCGTCGATGGACTCGGTGCCGATGAGCGAGTAGAGCGGGGTTTCCTCCGGGGTGATCATGCTGATCAGATCGGAGAGGGTTTCGCGGTTGCGAACCGACGTGGACGTCGGGTAGGTGTTTGTAATAGCAGCCATTTTGGGGTTTAGCCTTCGAGTGAGTTGAGGATGGAGAGCGCGTCGTCAAACGAGCCCGTGGTCCGCAGCTTTTCGAGACTGCCCTTCACCTTTGCCGCCTTGGCCTCGTCGTTCCCGGTGCGACGACCGGGGGGTGTGACGGTGACGGGCGGCACGTTCTTGACCTTTTCCGCAACTTTGGCCTTGTCGGCCTGGAGCTTGCGGTACGCGATGGCGTCCTTGATGACCCGGAGCGCCCGATGGTCACTGAGTTCCGCCAACTCTTGCGGCGTGAACCCGTATTCCTTCGGCGCGTAGGTCAGGACTTCTTCCTTGAACGCCTTGAAACCCTCGTCCGTGCGGAGTTCGGGAACGGCGTCCTTGAGGAGTTCCATTTCGCGGGCGACCTGCTGGCGGGCCTGTTCGGCGCGGTCAGCTTCGGCCTTTTGAGCCTGCACACGTTGGGCGTGGTCGAGCCGACGCCATTCCAATACCGCCTGATCCCGTTTGTCCTTCTGGATGAAGTACTCAAACGGATCACTGTCCCGCAGGGCAACGTCAGGCTCGGGAGGCATCGACCGCTCTAACAGCGCCTTGGCGTGCTGGACGGTCTGGGTGAAGAATTGCTCTTGCTGCGCGATTTGCGCCTGCTTGGCCGCGACCTCGTTGGCTTTCGCCTCGTAGTCGGCCTGCTTGGCGCGATAATCCTTTGCCTCGTCGTAAGCCTTCTTGAGGTCCGCAATAGCGACCACCGTCCCATCCCGCAGGCGGGTCTTGTGGTTGCCGTGTAGGATCTCCTCCTCGGGCTCGTCGTCGGGCTCTGGGGCCTCGGCCGGTTCGGCTTCGGCGGGTTCCGCTTCCTCAACCTCGGGCTCATCCGCGGATGGCGTCGGTTCAGCGGGTGTCGTGTCCTCCTGGTCGTTGAGGAGGCCGAGAGCATGGTCGAAAGACGTGTTCTCGGGTTCGCTCTCCCCCGCAGGGGCAGCGTTGAGTTCGGGTTCCAATGGGATCTCTTAAAGTTACCACGCCGAGGGATCGGACCTCGGGTGAGCGGACGCACCGCTTCGTGGAAAAACTGCCGTCAGGCGACGGCAGGCGGCTTCCGGCCTTCCTGAACGCCGCGAATGACAGCAGCGTCTAGGGCAGTCCGAAACTTGCGAATGGCGAGAATGAACAGCCGCCCGTCGAGCACGTCGCCGGTATCCTTGGCGGCGAGCAATGCCTCGTAGGCGTCGCGTTCGATCTGTTCGAGGTAAGGGCGTGTGCCCTCAAGAAGGGCTTTGGCCTCTTGCGCGCGGCGCTCGACTTCGGTCATACGCCGTGCCCACGCTCGATCTGAACGAGGGACGATCCCGACGAGGTGATCGCGGCCATGTAGGTCACGCGGGTCGTCTCGTTGGAGCCCGCTTGGAACGGGGTCGTGACGATCACCTGCGACGACGGCGGGATGGCGAGGCGGTCGGTGGTCGCCTCGACGGTCACGTCACCGAAGCAGACGTGGACCCACACGGTTCCTGTGTTGCTGATGATGACCTGATCGCCGGGGGCGCTCGGGAGCGCGACCCGCGACGTGGTGGTCGAGGCCGTCAGGCTCGCCCCGCCCGTGGGCTCGAACGGATACGGGGTCGCGTAGTCCGACCTGTTGGGAATGGATGCCATTGTAACCCCTAAGCCGCCATAAGCAGCATCATCACGTCTTCTTCGTCCTCGTCTTCGAGGATCGCCTCAAGGATCTCGACCGCCTGCGCGGCAAGCGCCTGCATGTCGGCGTCCTGCCGGGCCATCTCGGCGACGACCTGATCCCAGGCGACCGCGAGCGCTGGGGCCGAGGGGGCGAGGATGTCCCCGTCCGGTGCCCTGCGAGCCGCCGTGACGGCGGCTTTGGCGGCGGCTGGTGCCGGGGTAGACCCGTCGTCAACGGGCGCCAGAACCGCCCGGAAGCGGTCCCGCAGGCGTTCTAGGGTCGAGCGCGGGTCTTTGAGCCGCTTGGAGCGGCGCACGTCACCCTGAGGGGCGTACGAGCCGCCCCGTTTGACGGTGGCGACGGGAACATCGGGAACGACTGTTGCCGTTTCCGTGATATAGTAGCCATCAACGATGTATTGCCGGTCGCCGGTCTCGTTGAGGTAAGGCGGTCCGACGATGTATTCGCGGCTCGAAGCGGCAGCGGCGGCCGTGGCCGTTCCTGCGACAAGCGACGCCGTGGCAACAATTGTAGCCCCGGCTGCGGTGGCGTCCCCTGTCGCAGTGCCCGCGACGAGGCTCGCCGTGGCGGTGATCGTTGCGCCGGGAGCGGTGTCATCGACCCCGGCCGCCGTGACCGTCTCGATGATGTAGTAGTTGGCGGTGACGTACTGTCTGGCGCCGGTTTCGTTCAGATAGGGCGGGCCGACGATGTATTCGCGGCGTGAGGCGGGCGCGGAGCCCCCTTCTGCGCTCCCGGCCTGCATCGAGGCCGTGACGGTGATGGTCGAGCCCGCGGCCGTGGCATTGCCCGAGCCTTCGGCTGTCCCGGCCACCAACGAGGCCGTCGCGGTGATCGTATCCCCGGCCGCGGTCGCATCGCCCGTAGCGGTGCCCGCGACAAGGCTGGCGGTCGCCGTTGGGGTTGACGCCGCCGCAGAGGCATCGCCCGTCGCGGTGCCAGCCTCTAGGCTCGCCGTGGCAGCAATCGTTGACCCGGCCGCCGTCCCGTCAATCGACGCCGCGCCAGCGATAAGGCTCGCCGTGGCGGTGATGGTGGCACCGCTCGCGGCGGCGTCGCCCGTGGCGGTGCCCGCCTCCATTGAGGCCGTAGCGGTGATCGTGGCGCCGGTCGCTGTGCCGTTCGTGCCCGCCAGCGGTGGCGTGGTCTTGTAGGTGTGGCCCGATCCCAGCCCATCGGTCAGGCCGAGGTAGTGCGCGAGCCGCCCCTCGACCCTCTCCCGGGTGTCCGTCGAGGCATCGTCAATGAAGCCGATAGCTCGGAACGAGCACGCCGCCGGAAGGTTTACGCCGTCATGCGTGCCAAGCCAGATCGCCGTTGAACCGCTCGGCGTCGTGGTGTTGGATTGCGAGTCAACTTGGGTGCCGTTGATGTAGGCGGCGCTCGTGGTCGCGGTCTTGACGACGGTGAGGATCTTGTAGCTCGTGGACAGCGTTGCCCCCGAGAAGATCATGATGCCGTCTGTCGCCGCGTCGCCCCAATCGAAGCGGCTGTCGCCCTCTAGCCCCATGCGGCTGTTCGTGGACACGTCCCACGAGAACAGCTTCGTTCCCGACGTATAGGCGACGACGGCGTAAAACAGGCCGTTGCCACCGGAGAACAGCGACGTGTAGTTGACCGACGACGTGCCGAGGGTGTCCGTCGATCCGTCGAAGACGACGCCGCCCCCGGTATAGGTCGGCTGCTTGGAGCCGGTCGCCTGGGTAAGGGCGAGCGTGGACAGTGCGCCGCTGTTGTCGACCTGAGAGACGGTTCCTCCCGAGACCGTCACCTTCGAGGCGTCGAAGATGTCCCACTGCGCGGTGTTTGCCGATCCAAGCTCGCTCGGCGTCCACGCGGACGATGTCGCCACACCGGCCTGCATCGAGGCCGTGACGGTGATGGTCGATCCGTTCGCCGTACCATCGACGGCCGCCAGCGGCTCGACAGCGAACGCTTGACTGACCGTTGCGCCGTCAGTCTGCGCCCAGGTGAACGCACCCGTCGAGCCCGCCGTCGCCTGAACGAGCCCCTTTAGCGAACAGCCGCAATCGCTCCCGCCCGTCGAGAGCTTTTCGTTCCCTTCCGTTAGCGAGCCGGGGCTTGTGCAGGCCGAGGCCGTAACCGCGTTGTCGTTGGCGTCGTTGTGAACCGCGAGCCCGACCCAACACCCGTTGACGGTCGGGGTGATGGCGGCGTGCGTTTCGTTCGCCGAGGCGTTGGCCTCGTGCGAGTATTGGTTGAACGGATCGCCTGACGCCTTGGTGCCGCGCAGAACGACGAGAACGCCCGAGCACGAACCCGTGAACCCGCTCGCCGTGATGGTCTTGGCCGACGTGCCCGACGTAGCAAACTTGTAGAACAGGCGCCCGCAGCCCGCGACAGACGACTTTTCCGTCCAGGTGTTGCCGCCCGTGTCGTTGTCCGTGACGGTGGGCGCGGCGTCGGCGTCCCGGTTCGTGGTCGCCAGAATGAGCAGATCCCCGACCGAGACAGTCGGGATTGTGATGGTGAACGATGTTGTCGGATTGCCGCCTGGGACCGCAGAGCCGACGAATGAAATAGCCACGAGTGACCTCCGTTAGGCCACCGTCACCTTGGGGCAGACATAAAACGTGCTCGACGGGAGCGCCGCAAAAATGCGGATCGTAATCGGGCCTTTTTGCTGGATCGTGCCCGTGGTCGCCGACATCTTGAACTTCGTGGTCGAGCCGCCCCAGGTCTCAGTTGATGACGCATAACTCGATGGCGTCGTGAGAATGGTCGCCACACCGCTCGACACGAACGAGCCCTTGGGCGTTGAGGCGTCGCCGAGATATTCGACCTCGATCCAGATGTCGTTGTTGTCGGGAACCGCGCCGCCGCCCCAGATGCCCTCGACCGTGATCGTCTTGGCCGAGCCCGAGGTATCGTTCCACACCGAAATGGGCATCGACTCGAAAGGAGACACCTGCGAAGCGGTCGCCGCCGTGACAATCTTCCACGCAACCGGGGTCACGCCATCGGAAGCGCCGCCCGTGCGGATAATGGTCGTTTCCGTGGTCTGCGTGCCAACCCCGTGGTAACGCTCGTGCCGGTAGTTCGTAGCGCCGTCGTCGCAGCGGATCAGATCAATGCCGTTGGACGGGAAATAGTTAAGGGCTGTCATAACGGTAACGCCGGTCGCGAGCTTGCAGTCCTTGAGGACCATTTGGCTGTTGGTGATCCACACCGTCGCCAAGTTCTTGCCGCTCGGGATTGCGCTCAGGTCGAGCCCTTCAAGCAGGACACCCGCTCCAAAGTTCGATGGCTCAATGAGATCTGTCGGGAATACGGCCCCGCTGATCGCGCTCGCGGTGTCGTGCCACCAGAACCGGGTTCCGCCTGGGCGAACGGATTGACTGTCTGCGCCAAACTGCACTGTGCAGTTTTTCCATGTGGTGACACCGGCAGCGTGGATTTGGGCTTCGCTCGTCCCGCCGAGCCTGAAATGGCACCGCTCCGCGGACGCCCAGCGGCAGTCAAACCGGATATTGCCGCTCGATGCGCCCTCGTCCGAGGTCGAATAGAACGACAGCCCGTAAAAATATTGGCCTTCCCATCCGAGGTAGATATTGTTGGCGCCGGTCGTCTTAATGATGGCGCCCGTGGTCAGGTCAGCCGCAACGGGTGGCACCGACCCGGCACGGTTGACGCACAGGAATTGCGCCCTGGCGGGCGAGTCGATTGTAACGCTCCCTGCCGTCGTTTCGCTGTGATCGTGGGCGATATAGAACACGTCGCCCGCCGCCTTGCCGGAAATGGCGGCAACGACCGTCGTATAGGCATCGGCCCATGATGTCCCGTTAGCAGCCCCGACCGCCCCCGAATACACATAATAGCTCGCCATTTAGGCCCCCGTACTTGCGCGAATGTCGTCTGCAGCTGCGGCTGCGGGGGCGAGCTTGTTGGTGCGCAGCGTTGTGACCTCTGCACCGGTCAGGTTGAACAGGTTCTGGAGTTGCGTGTTGGTCAGGGTGTTGAGAAAATCCCCGACCATGATCGCCTCGACCCGCGTGGCCGTGCGGTATGCCTCGCGCAGCGCGGCGCGGTTTTGGGCGACGGTCGAATGAACGAACGTCGTCACCGCAAAGCGCCCCTCGGTGACGATGCTGGCGATGTTGGCGGCAATCTCCCGCTCGCGCAGGGACGCTTCGAGCGTGGCGACCCGCGCCAGGAGAGCCGCCGCAGCGTCGAACCCGGCCGCCGCGAGGTACGCGATGGCGTGAACGATCCCGAGATGGTCCGTATGATGCTCGCGCACCCACCTCCGTCCGTCACGCTGTATCGCGTCCTCGACAATGACGGAGGAGACAATCGCCATCGGACTAGAACTGTATCCGCAGGGTCGAGGCGTTGAGCGTGAACGTGCCCGCCGTCGAGACCACATCGCCGCCGAAGTCGTTGAACGCGATCAACTCGTCCGCGCTCGACGCGCCGCCGCGGGACACGTAGTAGACCGCGCCCGCGGCGGTGATCGTGGACGAGGCCCACGAAGCGCCGCCGAGCGATATTTCCACCCGGTCGTTCGTGGTGTCGATGGCCGACACTGTGACGGTCGCGGTCGCGCCGCCTGCCGTGTAGTTCGTGCCGACGACCTCGTTGGTGATGTCGTCCCGAAAATCATGGTCTTTGTTTTCGGTGTAGGTCGAGGTGACGAGCATCACCTTGAAGGTGAGCGTGTCAAAGTCGAGGTCGCCCTTCACGGCAGCGTGAAGGCCCTTCATGTAAGCGAGCGAAGCCATTGGGATCTCTTACGGTTCAAAGGCGCCAGCGGCGCGGAAAAGGTCGTTGAATTGGTCGAGCGTCAGTC